GACGTCGGTAGGCGCAGGGCGATTCCTCGGCGCCACACATACATATACGGCACCACGCGCCCATATGTTGCGCCTTTCTCCCCGATTTTCTCACCATGTGCCCCAAATTGTGACACTGGATACAAGTTGTTCTAGGGTAACGGCTTGCGCTCGATGGAGCTACAGGCCTCAAAGGAACCACAAGATATAGTGGTGCCCGGCGGGAACACCTACCGTATATAGTACCACCACATCTTGTGGTGCCTGGGCGACCGAGCCACAAGATATAGGGGGTGCCCGCCCCCACTAGGAACAATACTAGGACTAGGAACAGTCCTAGGGGAAGGTTCCTAGGACTAGGAACGGTCCTAGGGGCGGGGAGGTCCGCGGTCTGTAGGTTCCGGTCTGTAGGTTCCGGTCTGCCAGAATGGCAGTAGTGCAGCCTCTGTTTCGCTCCCTGGTTGGAGGTCGAGCGTTCATAAGAGTAGAGGTCGCAACACCTTACGTTTGGGTCCCCTATAGAGGGGAGCCCCTCCTCTTATGTATACATGAGATACAGATGAATCTATGAAATCCCCTGAATCCCCATGAACCAGCGAAGCTGAGGAATGGAAGGAAGGGAGGAGTATGGTTCTATCTGTATAAACCAACCAACCTTACTATGTCTAGACGATACGATTTCCAGGACATCCTGGATCGCTTCGCCTCCACCCAGAACCAACGCTTCCGCGAGCTGTCCGATGCGATTGCCCGCCGAATCCTGGAGCTCCTGGGTGGTGGCACTGTGCCCAATGATCCACCGGGTGCACCTTCCAACTTCACGGCCTCGACGGACCAAGAGTTCCGCGTGGTCCTCGACTGGGACGCTGTGGCTGGCGCGACTGGCTACAACGTGTACCGAGCACCCATCGGTTCCACCGCGTTCACCCTACTGTCCCAGGCCTCGACCTCGGACTATGTGGACTCCGGCCTCCCCGCAGAGACCAGCTACCGCTACTACGTCACCGCGTACAACAGCGCGGGTGAGAGTGGCCCCTCGTCCACCGAGATTGGCACGACTGCCGACGGTGCCGCCCCGCCCCTCCCTGATGTCCCTGCGAACTTCCAGGTTCTCTCCAACGAGGACACGGTGACGCTGGGCTGGGACGCCTTCACTGGTGGTACGATCTCCTGCCGCATCGAGCGGTCCGTGGATCAAGCCAACTGGACCCAGGTGGCAAACACGGCTGGCGTGACGTTCAATGACGCCAACGTGTCCGTCGGTGCGACTTTCTACTACCGTGCATTCGGTATCTCGGCAACGGGTGTGTCCTCGGTGGCCACCCCGACCATCTCCACGACTGTGGTGGATGGTGACACTGAGGCCCCGCCTGTGCCTGTGCTGACCAACACGACCCTCGGCAACAAGTCGGTGTTCGTGGAGTGGGAAGGCGTGGTCGCTAGTGACCTCGCGGGCTACGAGATTGGCTACGGTACGAGCTCTGGTGTCTACACGAACACCACCGACCTCATCACGGGCACCGAAGCCAACGTGGGAGGTCTTACGAACCTCACGCAATACTACTTCGCTGTGCGTTCGGTGGACACCAGCCTCAACGAGAACAAGAGCGCTTGGTCCAACGAGCAGAGCAAGACGCCCATCCAGGACCTCGACCCCAGCCTCATCGAGCCCCCGGAGCCTCCCACAGACCTCACCGTGTCCTCACCGGACAAGGACGAGATCAGGGTGGGCTTCACGCCTGGTGTCACCGTCACGCCCCGCAGGCACCGCCTGTACGCGCGGGTGAAACCGGGTGAACTCATCGACGGCTCGGTGCCGACCACGGCCTGGACCCAGATTGACCAGGTGCCCAATCCGGGCACTGTGGTTGGTGCGGGTGCCACGATCTTCACCGGGAGCTATAGCTGGTATCAGAACCCGGTCGTCTGGCAATTCTATGTGACCTGTGTTGACACCTACGGTGACGAGTCTGCTCCCTCCGAGATTGTGGAGAGCGCCGTGGATGGCTCCGACTGGGCGCAAGGCCCCGGTAGTGGCCCGATCTCCGGCGGTAACTTCAACGGGGACGCGCTGACCGCGGAGCACAAGGTCCCCGGCTACACGTTCGACTACATCATCGACGTTAGCGACCCTGCGGCCTACACGGGTGACGCGATGGAGCGTGCTGCGGCCATCTTCAACAACCGCCGCAACCTGGCTCCGACCAACCCGGACTACATCCAGCTCTCGACGACGGACAAGGCGAGTATCGCCATCCTGCTCCCGAACGAGACGGTCAACCGACGCCTGGAGATCAACACGGGCGCGGCGGGCAACGCGGACATCGAGGTTGCAAACTTCGACTTCGGCGGTGACCCCGGCTTCGAGTCCCTTGTGGACCTGCACCTTGTGGGACCCTGGGACGACGCCAATGCCACGATGGTGGACGCCCAGCTTGCCATGCGGGATGACCCGCTGAACTTCACGCTGGGCTACAAGCGCACGTTCAAAGACGAGGACAACAAGTCTAAGTTCCCCGACGGCGCTGGCAACAACATCACCATTGGTGACGTTACACGCGACAACGCCAAGCTAGAGCTCTGGCTTTGGAACTGGGACATCGAGGTCTCCGGCAAGTCCGGTGTGTTTGTCGGCAGCAACGCCGACACGGGCGACGACTTCCCGTCTAACGACTTCTGGGTGGGCCTGGGTCTGTGCAGACTGCACCAGGACAACATCCTCCCGAATTCGGAGCGCATTGGCAGCCACGCTATCGACGCCCGCTACGGCAAGGTCGCCCTCGGGGGCACCTACATCGACATGCCGTGGCAGGAGGCCTCTGCCGTCCGCTGCATCTCCACGGTTGCGGGCGACTTCGACATCACCAACTGCCGCATCCGCCGCAGTGGTGGTTCGGCGTTCGAGTATTACACCCGCCGCACGCGGGACGCAGGCCTCCAGTACCAGAACCCGGCAGGCACACTCAGCATCACCGGGCTGCGGCACTGGGACGAGAAGCCCGGCCTCCTCGGCGGTGTGGGACGCGCCTCCCTCCAGGGTGCCCCGTTCTTCGACTTCGCCAGCCTGGAGCAGGCAGTCATCATGACCGACTGCGAAGTCATCGAGGAGATCCCGACCAACTTCCGGTCCCCGGCTGCGTGGCCCCCGTCCGACCCGTACGATTGGCGCATCTACGCCGACTCCGTGAACCTGACTAACCCGATCATCCGGGTGCAGGCTAAGGGCGGCGACAGGCTCACCAACAGCGACTATGTGCGCGGTGCGTTCACCATCCAGAACTCGCTGCTCTACTCGCGGAACCCCATCGAGCCTGTTGTGGATCTCGCGGACGGCGTGGATTTCACCCTCGACAACGTGGGCATCTACACCGGAGAGTCCGCCGATGTCTACGGGTACGCTGGCACTACGGCGACCCTGCTGGGCACCACCAACACCACGCTCCGCTTCGGCGGCGCGGGTAAGCCTGGAGGCACCCCGCACGCCATTGGCGCCGCTTCGGCTACGGGCCTCAACGTGGCGGCGCATGTAACCTCCCTGACCAACGACTACGGGATCACCGCGGGCAACATCCTGTCCACGCCCCTCGACGTTGTTCTTGGCGACTTCACGATTGACCACTTTGCGGTCACGGACGACTTCAGCTTCTCGGATTACACGGCCCCCACGGTGCCTTACCTGAGCCCGCTGACGATCAGCCCGGACTGGCCTGCTGTGGCGACCATCGACGCCATTGACATGTACGACTCGGGCCTGACTCGGGCTGCTGCCAAGAACGTCATCGTGCCGCAGATGCGTGCAAACCGCGCACCCCGCACCGTGGTGGAAGGCCAGTCGATGGCCCTGCGCCGCTGGGCCTATAAGCCGGGTGAGGGCTACGGTGCCACCGACGACTTCGAGATTTCCTTCGGTTCGTGGCTGGGCGGTCCTACGACCAACGAGCACGTTACCTGGGAGGACAACCACACCACGCTGAAGATCCACGACAGGGAGTTCCGTCACCCCGGCACGCAGCGCCCGGTCTTCGCCCACTACCCTGAGGCCAAAGGGGACTACTCGCGTATGCAGCAGTCCACGGTCAACCAAAACCCGCTGGTGCCCTTCGAGTATGTGTATCCAAAGGAGGAGCACGACCGATGGGGTGCGCCGGGCGGATGCCGCTGGGTGCTGGACAACGTGTCCATTTACGACCGTGGTGAGGTCCGTCGATATGCCCGCCCCGGCATTGACGATGGGTCCGATGTCACTTGGCTGATGCGTGTCAACCAGTGCGAGGACATGACCATCACGAACTCGGACTTCCGCTACGTCCACCAGGAGCACGGGAACTACCTGAACTCGGAAGGCCCGATCACCTACGAGAACTGTACCTTCCAGAACTGCGGTGGTCAGGGTATCCAGATTACGCAGCGGTCGGACTCTTGGGGTCAGCGCCTTAACCCGACTGCCAACCCCGGCGCAGAGCAGCCGGAGACCTCGCAGTTCCTGAGCACCAGCCACAACCGTAGCTGGACGAACACACACTTCATCGACTGCACCAACTGGTCGAACCAAGCGCAGCAGAAGTCATCCGTCATCAACTGCTACAACAGCGGATACCCGGATAACCCGTGCGAGCTCATCGAGATGACCGACTGTTCGATCATCGTCGGCCTTACGGTCGAGGAGTCGATCCAGGAGCGCATCGAGGCTGGTGACCCGGAGCACACTCCGTATATCCACAGGAACGGTGCCTCAAAGCAGTCGGCCTCGCTGTTCACGGCTATCGTTGAGTCCCAGTCCGGCCTCAACGACCCATCGGAGTTCCGCGAGGGTTGTAGCGGCTCAGGTATCTCCACAGAGCTGTTCAAACAGCCCTTCGCGGATGTGGCTGCTGCACGTTCCGACAACGCGGCAACGACCGTCAAGGTCATCAAGTTTACGAACTGCTACTTCCGACAGATGGACGCGGCGAACCCGATGTTCCGCTTCGACTCGGTGCACACCATTCTCTTCGAGAACTGCGTGTTCATTCACGACGAAGTGTACGGCACCACGCAGCGTCCGTTCAACTTCGACTCCGGCCTCTGGGCCTATGGCGACCCCAGCGCGTTCAACTACATGGAGAACGCTGACCTACACGGGACGCACCATGTAATCTTCCGCAACTGCCGCGGCGAGATGCGGGACGCCTCTGGTAACTACGAGGGTAACATGACCTTCCGCTGGGACTCACCGGATGTGGAGGGCGAGTATACCTTCGGCAGCCTCGACTTCCAGCCTAACATGGAACTGCACTACCAAGGCTACCAGAGCGGGCGCACGGCGGGCCAAGTCGGCCAACCCGTGTACGACGGCCCCGTCCGTCCGGGCTACATGCCCTGATTTCTGACAGATTTTGACTGGTCCACCCCGGATTTTCCCTATGATCTCCGGGGTGGGCCTCATGTCCCACACTCAATCGACCGATAAACACCGGGCAGGCCCAGCCGCCCACCGACTATGATCGACCCCTACGAGCTCATGCGCCAGAACGGCGTATCCCTCCGCGAGACCGCCATCCGCAACCGCACGGCAGGCCGGATGTCCACCACTGCTATCGGGGGCCGCATGGTCCGCGACGGTGGTGCCCTGCTGCTTGAGGCCATCAAGAAATGGCGAAATACCAAGGCTGCGACCGGGCGTCCCAGCGCACGCGGCGAGCGGATCCGCCAACTGATGGATGACGTTGGTGATGACCGTGCAGGCCTTCTGGCGCTACAGACGCTCATCGACAAGACCACCACGGGCGCCGACGCCTCCCGCACCCTCGCGAGTATCCGCAGGGCTCTGGGGGACACGCTGGAAGTCGAGGCCTCCTGGAAGCGGTACAAGACCGCCTCCCCGGTAGGCTACGCCTACAACGTGCGGGATTACCAGCGTGCTAAGGGTGTCTCCAGGGTTTACAAACACCGCGCGATGGTCGAGACCCTGGGGGCCATCGAGGCTGGCCTGGACTGGGACTCTGCCGACAAGCTGCTGATCGCGGCCCGTCTGATTGACTTGGCGGTCAAGAGCACCGGGCTGTTCACCTGCACAAGCACCATGGTAAAGGGCAAGCACCGCGAGAGCATCTCCCTCAGCCCGGCGGTCCTTGAGTGGGTGGCGCAGGGCGAGGACCTGCTGGGACTGCTGCCCCGGTATATGCCGATCACCGAGGAGCCCCTTGACTGGGCTCCGGGCGCTGTGGGCGGCTTCGACCCCGACCGGGTGCCCCCGGTGCCGTTCATGTCCGGGCGCTCAAGTATCCAGCGGGAGGCCCTGAGGTCCTCCGACTGCCCCGAGGTATACGCGGCGGTCAACGCCCTACAGAAGACGCGCTGGCGCGTCAACCAACACACAGCCGACCTGCTGCGCCACTCCGTGGACAATGGTTGGTCTGATTGCGGTATCCCGGCAGACCCGGGAGACCCGCCCGCCCCCCCGGAGACGCCCTTCGACAAGAAGGCACCCGAATGGGTCGAGCACCTCCGGCGCAAACGTGCCTGGGGGGTCGCCCACGCAGACTTCCGGGCAACCGTGTCCGGGGTGGGCAGGAGCCTCTCAATGCTCCCCGACTTCCGCACCCTCCCCCACTTCCACATGGTACACACGGTGGATTTCCGGGGCCGCTGCTACCCTGTGGGGGGCAATCTGGGGTATCAGGGGGCCGATTTTCAGCGTTCCCTGACCGAATTTGCCGAGGGAAAGGCGGTGGGGGAGGGGCTGGACTGGTTCCTAATAACCGGGGCCAACCTCTTCGGGGAGGACAAATGCCCCCTGGAGGACCGGAAGGCGTGGGTCCGCACCAACGCCGAGGAGCTCATCGCCTGCGGGCAGGACCCCACCCGGAACCGCATCTGGATGGAAGCCGACAAGCCCTTCCAGTTCGCTGCTTGGACCGCCGAGTTCGCCAAATTCCAGCACGAGGGTGAGAGCTTCCAGAGCCACCTGCCCATCGGGATGGACGGCAGCAACAACGGCCTCCAAGTATACTCGCTGCTCCTCAGGGACGCCGTGGGTGGTGCTGCGACCAACTGCACCCCACAAGACCGCCCCTCCGACATCTACCAAGTGGTGGCCGACAGGACCACGGATCTCATCCGCGAGGAGATGCAGACCTCCGACAACCCCAAGCACCGCCGCTGGTGCAAGCAGATCCTGAAGTTCTGCGAGACTCAGGGGCTCGGCGGGCTCCCCCGCAAGGCCGCGAAGCGCCCCACGATGGTGTTGCCCTACGGGGGTACGCTTTACTCCACGCAGGGCTACCTGTCCGAGTGGTACACCGACTTTGTGCGGGGCAAGAACATCCCCGACGAGGAGCACCCGTTCCCCCAGCGGGATGCCTTCCAGGCGCTGAACTACCTGGGTGCTCTGTTGTGGCGTGCTCTGGGTGATGTCGTGGTCAAAGCCCGCGAGGCGATGGACTGGCTCCACGGAGTCAGCAACCTCATCAGCGAAGCCAACCAACACGTTAGCTGGACGACCCCTCTGGGCCTCCAGTGCCAGCAGAGCTACATGAAGGGGAAGACACGCTCGGTGCGGATGCTTTCCGGCGGGATGCTAAAAGTCGCCGTATGGGAGGCCACCGACAAGGTGGACAGCCGCCGCTCTCGCAACGGCCTCGCACCCAACTACATTCACTCGCTCGATGCGTCAGCCATGATGCACACGACGAACCTTCTCAAGACACAGGGAGTCAACGACTTCCGCATGATCCACGACGACTACGGGGTCCATGCGGCACACGCGGTGACTCTTTTCAAGACACTCCGATACGCCTTCGTGGATATTTTCAGGCATCCCCTGTTGACCACGCTGCACTCGGAGCTATCTTCTCAACTACCGGAGGCGGTTGTCCCGCCCCCGCCCACCGAGGGCAACCTCGAACTCGACAAGCTACTCACTTCAAATTACTTCTTCGCCTAAGCGAACCAACACGATGACCATTCTCAAAACCCCCATTGGCTCCACCCTCTTCGCCTCCCTCACCGAGGCCGTCGTCTTCTCCCCTGGTGGGAAGGCCAAGCCGACGCCGGAGGAGCCGGGACACTTCGAGACGCTCCTGGTCCTGGACCCCAGCAAGCCTGAGGTCGAGGCCTTCCTTGAGGAACTCTCCAACAAGGCCGACGAGGCCGCGAGCAGCACGGGCGGCAAGAACCGCCGTGACCCGCTCTACTCGCTGACCGACGATGTGGACGAGAACAAGCAGCCGACTGGCTACGTCCGCATCAAGTTCCGCTGCCCCGCTGGCGGGACCACCAAGAGCGGCAAGAAGTGGAGCACCACGGTGCCCTTCTTCGACGCGGTGGGCCAGCCGATGGAGCCGGAGGCCGAGCTTGGCAACGGCAGCAAGATCCGCTGCTCCTTCGAGCTGCGTCCGTACCAGACGGGCGGGCTCACGGGTGTCTCCCTGCGCCTCCGGGCGGTACAGGTGGTCGCTGTCGAATACAAGACCGGAGCCATCGCCAACGACTTCGCGGGCGAGGAGGCCCCTGCTGAGAACTTCGACTTCTGATCCCCTTTCCCGGTAGCGTGGCCGTCAGCACGCCAAATGGGTGGGAAGCCCAAACAACACAGCACCGATGACCTTCTCTTCCGACCGCCACCCGTGCCCCAAATGCGGGAGCAGCCGCGGCCTTGCCATCAACACCGAAACGGGTTGGGGCTACTGCCACCGCTGCGAGGCGAAAACGAAACCTTCACCCGACTACGACTTCAGCCCCAAGGAGAGCAGCTTGGCCGACCTCATCCCCCAGGACCAGATCACCTTCGGAGACCTCACCAGCCGTGGGGTCTCTATCACCACCTGCCGCAGATACCGCTACGGCATCGCAACGTACAACGGTACCCGCTGTCAGGTCGCACAGTTCACGGATGCGGCTGGGGTTGTGCGGGCGCAGAAGCTCCGTATGCCAGACAAGCGGTTCGTGTGGCTGAACGGCGAGGGCGCAGATGAGGTCAAGGGCCTCTTCGGGCGTACCCTCTTCCATGACGGGGGCCGTACCAAGGCCAACGGGCTCAAGAGCCGCCTCGTAATCACCGAGGGGGAACTTGATGCTCTGGCGTGCGCTGAGGCTCTGGGCAACTGGCCCGTGGTCTCCCTGCCGGACGGGGCCTCCTCTGCTGAACGCTGGCTCAAGAAGGACCTGGAGTTCGTTGAGAGCTTCGAGGAGATCGTGTTGGCCTTCGACGGTGACGAGGCGGGGCAGGCCGCTACGCAGAAAGCCCTCGCGCTCATCTCCCCCGGTAAGGCGAAGATCGTGCGGTGGCCTGCGGGCTGCAAGGACGCCTGTGACGCCATCAACGAGAAGGGCGGGCCGGAGCTCCGCAAGATCCTGTGGGACGCCGCCGCCTACGCCCCTGAGTGGGTCGTGGACAAGGACGACATCCTCTCCGAGATTTTCGACGGCGGGCTGGAGCCGGGCTTCCCCTGGCCCTGGTCGGGCCTGGACCACGCCTTCGAGGGCATCCGCCCCAAGCAGATGACCCTCATCGCGGCGGGCACCAGCTCCGGCAAATCCCTCTTCTGCCGCCACATCGCCCTGCACTGCGCCGAGGCAGGCAAGCGTGTGGGATACATCGCACTTGAGGAGAGCCCCCGGCAGAGCGCCTTGGGCGTCTACGGTATCGCCCTGAAGCGCCACCTACAGCTTGAGCGCGACCTGCCTGAGGACGAGATCAAGGAGGTCCACGAGCGCATCGGGGACAAGCTGGTCTTCACGAAGCACTGGGGCTCCGTCAGCGATGACGACTCCCTCGTCAAGAAGATCCGGTACTGCATCCGGGCGCTGGACTGCCCTATCATCTTCCTGGACCACGTTTCGATGGCCGTCTCAGGTATGGACGCCTCCGCGGACGAGCGCCGCACCCTCGACAAGCTCATGACGGACCTCCGAGGCCTCGTAGAGGACACAGGGGTCCACCTGTTCATCGTGAGCCACCTGAGGCGTGCGAAGGACGGGAGCCACGAAGAGGGCCGTGCGGTCTCCACAGCGGACCTCAGGGGCTCCCACAGCCTCGGTCAGATCCCCGACAATATCGTGGGCCTGGAGCGCAACCAACAGGCCGACGACATGGATTCTCGGAATACCACTAAGGTTCGTGTGCTAAAGAACCGAGACTGTGGTAGGCTGGGGGTCATCGAGCACCTCAAGTTCGACCCCAGTAACCACTGCCTCAAGGCAGTCCCCATCGAAGAAACCCCCGAAGCCACCTACGAGGACTTCAACTAATGGCACCCCGCAAGAAACGCCGCATCCCTAAGATCGAATTCCGCAACACCAACGAGGTCATCCGCGAGCAGTCGTCATTCATGGACTTCTTCATCGTGGTCGTGATCCTTACCGCCGTCCTCCCCCTCTGCATCTACTTCTTCGGATGACCGACCGCAACAACAAGCGCCTGATCGGCCTCGTCGGCTATCCCGGCTCGGGCAAGGACGCCCTAGCCGCAGAACTCTGCCGTTGGGGCGGGTTCACCCGCTACGCCTTCGGGGACGCCGTGAAGAGCCTCCTGCTGGCTACGGACAAGACCTACGGCGACTCCCTGGAGCGCCTGGAGGACTGGAAGCGTCGGGGGCTCCATGAGACCCGCGAGAAGCTCCAGCGTCTAGGACAGAGACTCAGGGACTTCGACGAGGACTTCTGGGTGAAATCCATGCCTGCCATCATCGCGGACAAGGCTATCATCACGGACATCCGTTACGACAACGAGCTCGACTGGGTGAAGAAGAAGGGCGGCATCGTGGTCGCCGTCCACAGGCCCGGCTACGGCCCGGTCAATGACCACAAATCCGAAACGAACACAACCCGTCTGCTGGACCTCGCAGACACCACCGTAACGAACAATGGCACACTCGAAGAACTTGCAGCTCGCGTCAACACCGCTCTCTGAGGACGTTCTCGTCTTCGACATCGAAACCAATGGACTCCTCCCCGAACTCCACACCCTTCACTGCATCGCGGTCGCTCCAGCGACTGCAACGGATTCTGAAGAGGTGCTTCTCTTCCACGACGACGAGGAAATCACGCCGTGCGCGGGCTCTACGCAGGAGGGTGTCGATTACCTACAAGCCCACGTTGCCAAAGGCGGCAAGCTCGCTGGACACAACATCATCGGCTACGATTGCCCGGCGCTTGAGAAGCTGTACGGTCTGCGGTTCTCCCCGGAGGATCTGCACGACACGACAGTGTGGAGCCGACTGATCTACTCCGACCGCCGGGAGCGCGACTTCCGGCTGCATGAGCAAGGCCGCATCGAGGGCAAGTTCATCGGGCAACACTCGCTGGCCTCCTGGGGCGACCGCCTCGGGGAGCCCAAGGGCGACCCCGGTGGGGACTGGTCCACCTTCACGCAGAGCATGGCGGACTACTGCCGCCAGGATGTCGTGGTGAACTGCAAGCTGTACGGCGTGCTCGCCAGCCGCCTCCCTGAGAACCACCACTGGGAGACCCTGTTCGCAGACTTCTGTGAGCGCCTGGGGCGCACCGGGGTGCAGTTGGACCGCGAGGGCGCTATGAAGCTCCTGCGGACCTTGGAGGACCGCAAGATGGAGTTGGAGGACGAGATCCAATCCGAGTTCCCCCCTAAATACATCAAGCACAAGCCGTACCCCAACGGGAATCCCCGCATGGTCATGTGTAAGTACCGGGGCGAGAAGTGCCCGGACAAGATGATCCCGTTCAACCCCGGCTCCCGTCAGCAGCTTGCCCGGAGGCTCTCCGACAAGTACGGGTGGGTCCCCCGGGAGCTCACGGCCAAGGGGAACCCGGCGCTACACGAGGCCGCGCTCATGGACATCGCCCGGATCTATCCCATCGCCGCAAAGGTCGCGGAGTACCACATCATCAAGGCTCGCATCGGCGTGCTCTCTGACGGGGACCAGGCGTACTTCAAGCTCTGTGACGAGAACGATGTGCTCCACGGTCGCACGATCTCCACGGGGACCGTGACGGGCCGCTGTGCCCACCGGAGCCCCAACACGGGGAACATCTGCTCCATCAGGAAGCCCTACGGCAAGGAGATGCGCTCCATCTTCATCCCGTTCAAGGGTTTCCGACAGGCAGGATTCGACGCTGACGGCCTTGAACTCCGTATGCTGGCGAATCGTCTGGCCCCCTACGACGGCGGGGCTTACGCGAACGCTGTCCACTCCGGCAAGAAGGAGGAGGGCACCGATGTCCACACCATGCACGCCCAGGCGATCTCTGAGATCTTCGAGGTGTCCCGTGATGCTGGTAAATCTGTGACCTACGCCTTCCTCTACGGGGCGGGCAACAAGATGCTGGGTCGTCTGGTGCAGGGCGGGGCCAAGAAGGGTGCCGCTGTCCGCCGGGCGCTCATCAAGAAGATCGACGGGATGGATCTGCTTCAGGACAAGCTGGCCGCAGACTTCAAGCGGGGGTACGTTGAGTCCCTCCTCGGTATGCGGGTCGGCATTCGCCACGAGCACGCCGTCCTGAACTCCCAGCTTCAGAGCGACGGTGCGGCGGTCATGAAGATGGTCCCCGTCCTGCTGGAGCAATTCCTAGAAGAGTCTGGTGTCCGTGTGGGCACCGACTATATTGCCACCGGGCATATCCACGATGAGGTTCAGGGCTCACTGCGGCCCGGCCTCGAAGACACCTTCTCCGCTTGTGTGGAGAGGGCTTTCAACGAAACGCAGAGACTCCTCGAAATCCAGGTGCCCCTCGTGGGCTCCGCAGACTTTGGCTCCTCCTGGGCCGACACCCACTGATATGACGAACGTACTCATTGACGCCGACGAGCTCATCTACAAGGCCTGTGCCGCCGCCGAATACGACCTGGAGATGGGCGGCAACCATGTCCTCATGTCCGACTTCGGGACGACCCAGCGGATTTTCTGTGACCAGGAGGCCAAGATTTGCGAGGCTCTGGGGGCTGAGGAGGTCGTCATGGCCCTCTCAGACCGCAAGAACTTCCGCAAGGATGTCCTCCCGACCTACAAGTCGAACCGGAAGAACTCCCGTAAGCCCCTCGCCTTCCCCCGGCTTCGCCAGTGGGTGGAGGACGAGTACCACACCATCGAGCGCCCCGGACTGGAAGCCGACGACCTCCTGGGGATCTTCCACGGGGACTTCGACTACATCGCGGCCTCCGACAAGGACCTGCTGACCATCCCCACGAAGGTCTACTCCCTGATGCGGGACAAGGTTACCGAGGTCTCCCCGGCCCAGGCGAACTACAACTGGCTCCTCCAGACCCTGGTGGGGGACCGGGTGGACGGCTACGCTGGGTGCCCCGGAATGGGACCCGTGAAGGCCAAGGCGTTCCTGGATCGCGCTGGGAGTATCCCAGGTGAGATTTCAGGCGGGGAGATCCCCGAGACCTGGGCGGCTATCGTGGAGGCCTTTGAGGACAAGGAGCTGACCGCCGAGGACGCTCTCCAGCAGGCCCGCGTGGCCCGCATCCTCCGGCCCCTGGACTGGGACGAGGAGGCCCAAAAACCCGTCCTGTGGACCCCCTGAGAGTTTGGGTACCCCTAAGATAACTTCCATGAATACCGACATCGTAAAGACGATCATCGAGGAGGCCAAGGACCGCTTTCCCACCCGGAACGCCTCCGAGCGCCTCGACTCGACCCCGGACCCCCTGGCCCTGCTCCCTGGCATCATGCGGGACGCTGGACGGAAAGAGGTCCTCGATTACTTCATCTCCCGGCTGACGGGGGAGTACGACATCAGGTTCGACGCGCCCAAGGAGGCCCCCGAGCCTTCCGGCCCGGTCCCTGTGGACCAGTACCTCAACCGATAATATGTGCGGAAAAACCCCTAAGCCTCCCAGCATCCAGGAGATCCCCAAGCCCCCGGCACCCGCTGAGACGGCTGTGAGGGTCCAGGAGACCGCTGAGGCCTCTGAGCAGGCCCAGGCGGGCGCCGCCCGACAGACCATGCGGCGCTTCGATGTCCGGCTTCCTGCCAACTTCGACATCCCACGATGAAACGCTGCCGAACCTGCGGGGACAACCAGCCCGCTGCGGCCTACCACAAAGACGCTTCTGCACCTGACGGTCGCAGGAGCGTCTGTAGGCTTTGTAAGGCGGAAAGCGACCGCTGGGACAAGATCGAGCGCAGGTACTCCCTGTCCAAGGAGGCGTTTTACGAGCTCCTCGACTCCCAAGACGGGCGCTGTGCTATCTGCCTCGCACATATGCCGAAAGGCACCGCCGTGGTGGATCACTGCCACACCACTGGTATCGTCCGTGGCCTCCTGTGCGGGGGCTGCAACTCCGGCATCGGCCACCTGAAAGACGGTCGAGACCTTGACATCTTCGACCGCGCCAAGCGTTACCTCTCATGAACTCCCCCTCCCTCTCAACTCAGTACCGAGCCCTGGAACAGGTCCGGCACGAGTTTCTAGAGGTCGGCCACAAATCGGCTGTCCTCACCATCCCCTCCGTACAGCCGCGCGAGAACATGAACCGCGCGGAGTTCCCCAATAACTTCCAGAGCATCGGCGCACGCGGGGTGAACAACCTCAGCTCCAAGTTGATGCTGTCCCTCTTCCCGCCGACCCTGCCGTTCATGCGGCTGGAGATGTCGCCCGACGCGAAGGCCCAGATCGTGGCCGAGACGGGTGAGCAGTCCTCCACGGTCGTCTCGGAGATCGAGGCCTCCCTCCAACTCCTGGAGCAGCAGGCTCTCTCTGAGTTCGACACCGAGGGCTGGCGTCCCGCCCTGGCTGAGGCCATGCGGCTCCTGGTGGTGACGGGCAACGCCCTGATCTACGACCGCCCCGGCGGCAAGAGCCCCATCACCTCGGACCTCCGGCACTACGTTGTCGAGCGTGACCCGGACAACCGCCTCCGCACCGTTATCCTGCGGCAGGGGATCGGGCGCACGGACGCCGAGGAGCGCCTGGGCCATGAACTCACCCGCGAGCAGCAGAACTCGACCTCCGTGGACGCCTCGATGGAGGGTGGGGTCCACAAGGAAGTCTTCGACCTGTTCACGGGAGCCCGCAGGCTCGCCAACGGTCGCTTCGAGTTCTTCCAGGAGATCGCCGGGGAGCCCATCGAGGGCACCCGCCGCGAGGTCTCCGAGGAGGACCTGCCCCTCATGCCTCTCCAGTTCTGCCCGATCTACGGGTACAGCTACGGGCGTGGCTTCGTTGAGGACCTCCACGGTGACCTGCTCGTCCTTGAGCAGATTTCCCGTGCCCTAGCGGAAGCCGCGCTGGTCATGAGCAAGGTCATCTTCCTCACCCGCCCCGGCTCCGCTACGAAGCCCGCATCTATCGCCAAGGCGCCCAACGGCTCTGTGCGTGTGGGGGACCCGGAGGACGTTGGTGCGGTCCAGGCCGAGAAGGGCCAAGACCTCGCCATCGCCTACCAGAAGCAGAACGACATCTCCCTTTCGCTCTCCAAGAGCTTCCTCCTGAACTCCTCCGTGCAGCGAGCAGGTGAGCGTGTGACCTCCGAGGAGATCCGCTTCGTCGCTCAGGAACTTGAGGACGCCCTTGGTAACACCTACGCGGCCCTGGCCCAGACGGTCCAGCGGCCCATCGTCCAGTACCTGTTCAACCGGATCCGCCGCACCATCCCCGGTATCCCGCAAGAGGTCCAGCCTGTGATCGCCACGGGCCTTGAGGCCATCTCGCGGAACCACAAGGCTATGCGGATCCAGCAGTTCCTGGGGGCTCTCCAGCAGAGCGTCCCGCCGGACCAGCTTGTGGACTTCATTCGATTCGACGCGGTTGCCGCCGACATGGCTACCGCGCTCAACCTGCCCAAAGACCAATACATTCGTACTCCAGAGGAGCTCGCCCAGATCATGCAGCAGCGACAGCAGCAGCAGGCAGTGGAAGCCCTCGGCCCCGAAATGATGCGCCAACAGGCCGCACAACCCCCCGCTTGATCTATGACTGACCAGAACCCCCAACCCGTTGACGTTACTCCCCAGCCCGTTCCGGCCCCGGCCCCCGTGGAGTCTCTTGAGATCCCTGCGGCCCCTGAGGCTGCCCCGGCGACCGCTGAGGACGTTGCGAAGCTCCAGGCTGAACTCCAGGAGATGCGGCGGCGCGACACGGCCCGTCAGGTCACCGAAGCCCTCGGCGGCGACAGCGTTGTCCGTGGTGCGATGGAGTGGGCCCAGCAGAACATGACCCAGCCGCAGCTTGACGCGATCAACGCGGACATGTCCCGTGCTTCTGTGGACGGCCAGACCGCCATCATGCGCGGCCTGATCGAGCAGTCGGGCGCCGCATCGGCCCCGTTCGCCCAGGGCACCGCCGCCCCGTCCGGGGTGGTCCCCTTTGCCTCCCATGAGGCTATGCTTGCGGCCCAGCGCGACCCGAAGTACGCGACGGACCCCGCTTACCGTGAAGACTTCATGCGACGCCTGGGCGTCTCCAACCTATGAAATACCTCCTTCCCCTTCTCTTCCTCCTCCCGCTGTTCGGCTGCGGCACCTTCTCCGAGTTCGGTGCCAAGTACGAGGCCATCGAGGAAGAAACCACCGTCCTGCTCGATAGCGTGGACGAGAGTTACACCGAGGGCGAGATCACCGCACTTGAGCGGGACGAGCTCGTCCGCGAGATCCTCAAGGAATCGTCGGAGCGGCTGGATGCTGCTGCCCGCGAGGCCGGGGATGATATCCTGACCACAGGCAACGACCTCATCGACATCCTCCTGCTTGTCCTCTTCGGAGGCGCGAGCGGCGGTGGTGTCCTGGCGTTGTCTCGCCGTATTCGCGGCCCCAAAGAATAAATCCCGAAAGGGTCACCCTGGCGCAGCCGGGGTGTATCTCACACACCGCAGAGGTCCCTAAGTCCCCGGCCAGGGCAGGACGCTGCGGTGCTGCCGTGTAGGAGTATGATGCAGCGACCCACCCAAGGGTGGACAAGTCGAAGACGCGGGCACTCCAGAATGGCAACCCTGTTACTTCACTCCCTACACACTTTACACTTTTAGCTATTATGGCTTACCCCACCGTTGACCCCGTGACCATCGCGGGCAACAAGAACCTCACGGGCACCGATCAGCTTCTGCTGACGATGTTCTCCGGCGAAGTCCTCAATGTCTTCCGTGACAAGAACCTGATGATGCAGAAGTCTCGCGTCATGACGGTCGGCGCGGGCAAGGACTTCCAGTTCCCGAAGATCGGTCAGGCCGACACCGCGTACCACGTTCGCGGCGAGTCGCTGCTCGACAACACCAAGAGCTACCTCTCGGACGTTGAGCACACGGACACCACGATTGCCGTGGACAAAGTGCTGCTTTCCAGCATCTTCGTTGACAACTGGGACGAGCTCGTCAAGCACTACGAGACCCGTTCGGAATACTCCTTCCAGCTTGGCGCGGCCCTTGCCCGCAAGATGGACAAGCAGCTCTTCGCGCTCGCCGCGAACCACGCGCTTGCCCCCATTGGCTCGGACTTCACCGAGGCGATCAACGCCGACAAGACGGACTCCCAGCTCATCAACAAGACGGGCGTGAACGGAACCGACACCGCGGGTATGCAGGCCCTCGAAGACGCGATGGTCGCTGCGGCCTCCGGCTTCGCGGAGCGCGATGTCCCGATGGACGACGTTACGTTCTTCATCCGCCCGGACCAATACTACGCCCTCCAGAAGTACGGCGCCCTCCTCAACACCGACTTCGGCAACGCCGGGAACGGTTCGCAGGCGAACGGCGCGATCTTCAAGGGCTACGGGTTTAACATCGAGTGGACGAACCACCTCCCGCAAAGCGCCGTCACCCCCGGCTCTGGCGAGAACTCGGACTACACCACCGCCCGTGGTGTGACCGCCCTCGCGATGGAGCGTGGTGCCATCGGCACCGTCATGCGCCAGAGCGTCCAGACCGAGACCGACTACCAGGTCGAGCGTCAGGGCACCCTGCTTGTCTCCAAGATCGTCTGCGGCCACGGGGTTCTTCGCCCCGAGTGCCTTGCCACGATCTACGACAGCGGCATCGCCCAGGCCTGATCCTAGTCTCTGAGGTTCACCTCAACCCCGGCGGCATCCCTGAATTTTCGGGGGTGCCGCCACCCTTTTATCCCCCCGCACACATGAGCACCTTCAACGAACTCGCAGCCGTCAACCGGATTCTCGCCGGGCAGGGACTTCCCCCGGTAAACACCATCGACGGCGCGACCTCAAAGAACACGCAGATTGCCCTGTCAATCCTGCGACAAATCTCCACCGACGTACAGGCTGAGGGCTGGTCCTTCAACACCGAGTACGACTTCACCCTGGCCCAGGACGCGGCCACGGGCGAGGTCCCGGTACCTGAGAACGTCACCCGCTGGTACTCGGACGATGAGCCCTGGTTGATCCAGCGCGGCACTCGTCTGTACGACCGCCGAGACAAAACCTACGTCCACGACGGAGCGAAGGAGGGCACGGCCCAGCTTCAGCTTGAGTGGGACGAACTCCCCATCGAGGCCAAGACCTACATCGCAGCCCGCGCAGCCCGCGTGGTCTACGAGCAGTACGTCGGGGCCGACGAGGGTCGCCAGAACCTCTATGTGGAGGAGAAGAACGCTCAGATGATCCTGGACCAGCGTGAGGCGGACACCGGACACATCTCGATGCTGAACGATATGTACCTCCCGTTCCTCAAAGGTTCCAACTACGTCCCCGGAACTCCCCGCTACCCTAACGTGTAATGACTTTCCGCCAATCTGTCCCGGCCTTCCTGGGCGGCATCTCCCAGCAGTCGAAGGCGATCCGCCCTACGAACCTGGTGGACGACTCCGTGAACATGGAGTACCTGCCGACCGAGGGGGCGACCAAACGGTTCCCCACTGAGCATGTGGAGGAATATCTGATTGAGATGGACCCCGCGAAGACTCAGGTGGTTGCGATGTCTCGCGACGATGCGGACTTCCTGGTTGCCGTGGACGATACGGCGGTCAAGGTCTTCAACGCTGATGGGACCATCGAGAGCGTCACGGTGCCCTCCGGGGCCTTTGACTACCTCTCCGGAGCCACACACGGCAGCTTCCGGTTCCAGCAGGTGGCCGACACGCTCTACGTCTCGAACGTGGATGTGAC